ATGGAATACAAAGCTTTCATACCTTTTGCTCAATGCCCGCTCGGAAAATGGAGTAGATAAATACTTTAAAATGGAGTGATTCTATGGCAGATTTAGGTGGAAGAAGTACAAGTGGCGAATCATCTTGGGACAAATATGTTGCCAGGAATAAAAATTGGACAGAATTGAATCTTGTGCTAGAAAAAGATACTGAGCTTATGAAAAAGACAGGAAACAAACTTGCTGCAATAATAGAGCTGTCTAAAGGGTCTTCAATAAAACTGAAAAGCCACATTGCTGTTAACATAGGCACAAAAAAATATGCTCATGTAATAGCAAATCGCAAAGATGGCTACATCATCATAAATGCAATAAGAAAGCCAACAAATTTTGCACCTACAGGATATGAGACAGAAGTTGTGAATATGATTAACAAACATATAGCACAAAACAATAATATTCCAATTGATGTTAAGATCAAAGGCGATAATAAAATCTATAAAGGAATATCGGGAGCTATACAGGTTGATACAAAAATAAAACGCCAAGCAGGAGTCTCTGCTGATCCAAAAGCTGATATTATTTTATATGTTGATAAGAAGCATTTATTGAGCAACAAAAATATATTCATCTCGCATAAGAAAGAGGGCGGTCCAGAAGCTTTTCAACAGTATGGTGGACTTACTGAGAAAGCTGGCGAGAAAATTTACAATCATCCTGAAACAAAAAAATTTCTTAAGGCTGTCGCAAAGAATATAGATCCTAAAGATGGATTAAAAAATCCTATGTTTATGAAAGTAAAAGATACAACGTTAAAGAACATGTCAATATATGGTCCAGATTATGGAGCAACTTATGGGTTACAACATACGCAGGTTATCGGTCAAGGTTTACCAAAGTTAATTCCAACAAAAAAAGAAAATACATACGAGCTTGATTTTACATCTCATATGAGTATATCCGGAGACTTATCTCACTTTACTGAAGGATATACACCAGTTTTTGGAGCAACCTTTAGAGCAGGTAGAGGGTTCGAACTTGATGGAAAAAGATATGATGGAGCGAGAGTAGGTATTTATCCTATTAAACTGATTCAGACTAGAGGTGGAGTAATAGAAGTTAAATGATCAACTATCAAGACTATTTAACGGAATCAAAAGAAGGTAAGAACCTTCACTTAGAACACTTGGAGGACGAAGTACTCAATGGAGGAGTTTCTGGAACAAGAGGTGCAATATCCTTTTTACAGTCTCTTCGTGATATGCTTGCTGGTCACGCTACTGGCAGGTCAGTGAATTTAACAACAAAGTGGGATGGCGCCCCAGCTATCTTTGCTGGTATCAATCCAGAGAACGGTAAGTTCTTTGTTGGTACGAAAGGAGTATTTGCTCAAAACGCAAAGCTCAATTACACTAATGCTGATATTGATAAGAATCATCCTGGCGAAGGCCTGAATGTAAAGCTAAAGATTGCTTTGAAGTATCTATCCGAACTTGGCATCACTGGTGTTATGCAAGGCGATATGATGTTTACTTCGTCAGATATCAAGAACGAAAAGATTGATGGCAAATCTTACATTACATTCCAACCAAACACAATTGTATATGCTGTTCCTGCTGATAGTGGTCTCGCTAAATCCATAAAATCTGCGAAGATGGGTATTGTTTGGCACACAACATATAATGGTGATACAATGGCCGATATGAAAGCATCGTTTGGTGCTGATATTGGTGGTATGAAAATATCAAAGAATGTTTGGTATCGTGATGCTTCATTCGTTGATGCCACCGGTACTGCTACATTTACCAAGCAAGAGACGGATACTTTGAACGCTATTCTATCACAAGCCGGTTCATTGTTTAGAACGATATCTCCTCGCACAATGAATCAGATTGCAACAAACGACACATACAAAATTACCATCAAAGCGTGGAACAATCTGAAGGTTCGTGAAGGTAAAGAGATCACAAATACAACAACTCATGTTGCCGGTCTTATTTCCAGTGTAGAGGAAAAGTTAAACAAGTCCATTTTGGAAGCAAAGAAAGCTGACACAAAGCAAAAGCGCCAGATGGAAAAGAAGATCATTATGGAATTCTACAAGTCAAATAAAAATGAACTAAAGAAGATTTTTGACTTGCAAAATCTTCTGGTTCGTGCTAAAAATATGATTGTGCAGAAACTACAGCAAGTCCAAGATTCCGTTGGAACATATCTAAGAACAGATTCTACTGGACTTAAAGTCACGGCACCAGAAGGATTTGTTGCTATTGATAAGATTGGTAATGCAGTTAAACTTGTAGATAGATTGGAATTTTCACAAGCAAACTTCAACGCAACAAAAAATTGGGCAAAATGATGTTAGAATTTAAACAATACTTAAACGAAATGGCAAAACTTATCGGCAGAGGAAAAGATCCAAATGCTGATGAAAAAGAAATAGAAAATATCTTTAGTAAAGTGCAATCGCACCCTAATAAAAAAGAGCGAGACCACTATACATCGCATCCTGAAGGAATCAAGAAATTTGCTGAAAAGCATCTAATGACTGGTAATAATGACCGTGATACTGGTACAAGAATAGCAGCCAATGCCGCGCAGCAACTAATGAACCACAAATCTAAAAAACATGGTTCAGTCAGATCAATCATTAGGACTGGAGGTAGTGTAAAGAGAAGTGGTGCCACAGCAGCTACAGTAAGACCTGAGTATTCTTCTCTAGGCGGTAAAAATTCTACATCAAGAGCCGATATTGCAGTCTTTGATAAAAAAGGTAAACAAAAGCATACGATTTCTGTTAAGAAAGATGATGCACAAGTCGCATCTGCCGAATCTGGAGAATTTAGATCACTAGGTCATGCAGCCGCAGATCGATTGCATCCAAAAGTCAGAGATGTTGTAAAAAAGAAAGTTGATGCTATTTCCAAGATGCAAAAAGCATCATCGAATGCAAAGTCGGATGAAGAATACAAGTCACATGCAAAGAAAGCAAATGCATCACTACAGAGATTGAGGCGCGATCATCCTGAATGGGAACATCATGTGGCAAGAGAAGCGGCAACAGGTCATGCTAAATTTGGTAAAGATTCATCAGGCTCAGCAGATAATATGCTTTCATATAATGGAAAAACAGGCGAAGCTAAAATGTGGAATAGTGAAAATGAAGGATCACCTTACAGCAATGGTTTAAAAATGGAAATTAGAACTGGTAAAGGTCGAAAAGGTAAAAGAAATCCTAAAGACAAGCCGGGCACCGATAGCAGAGCAAGAAGACAAGCGGCGTTCAGAGTTGAACCTAAAAAGAACAAGTGAAATATTAAAATGAAATATAGTGTGTATCAAAAGAAGCACAAGAACGAAATTCGCACATTGAATGTGTGGGACATCGATGATACTTTAGGTCAGACATCCGCAAAAGTAAATATCAAAAGAGATGGTAAAGTGATCAAGTCTCTTGCAGCGGGCGAGTATAACAACTATAAGCTCGGTAAAGATGAAGAGTTGGACTTTTCTCAGTTTCGTTCTGGTAAAATCTTTCGTGATACATTCAAGCCCATAGCAAATGTTTTGAACAGAGCTAAAACGATTGTATGGAATCAATCCGAAAACTCACACTCTATCATCATTACTGCCCGTGCAGACTTTGATGATCACAAAGAGTTTCTAGAGGCGTTTCGTGATCATGGTTTTCCTATCGATCATGTCTATGTCGAACGCTCTGGCAACTTGGCTAAACTCAAGCCAAGCTCACCAGCACATATCAATAAGGGAGTTATCATAAAGAAGTATCTCGCTTCTGGCAAGTGGGATCGTATTCGTATGTGGGATGACCATGAGAAGAATCTGGACATGCTATACAAGGTTGCGGCCATGTATCCTGATGTAGAAGCTGTTGGATATCTGGTAAAAGATGGCAAAGTGAGTAAGTATTTGCCTAAGAAAGCACTCGCTGAAAGTGTCATTTCTGTTGCGAAATCTACAATGGTCCGTAATCTATATGAGAGTTAAAGTTTACTAAATACCTCTATAGATTAACATTCCTATAGAGGGAAGTAATGAAGACTTTAGTAATATATCCTGGGCGCTTTCAGCCCTTTCACAAAGGCCATGCTCAGGTCTTTCAGTGGCTCAAAAACAAGTTTGGTGACGCATACATTGCTACCTCTGATAAGGTAGAAGCTCCCAAGAGTCCATTTAATTTCCAAGAAAAAAAGCAAATGATGAGACTTGCTGGTGTACCTGCCGGCAAGATTAAACAGGTCTTGAATCCATATATGGCAAAAGAGATCCTGAAAGACTTTGATCCAAAAACGACAGTTTTGGTCTTTGCTGTGTCGCAAAAGGATATGGAAGAAGATCCTCGTTTTTCATTTAAACCTAAAAAGGATGGATCACCGGGTTATCTACAACCATATGCTGGCAACGAAAAGAAGCTTAAGCCATTTGGTAGTGCTGAGAAAATGAGAGGTTACGTTATTGTAACACCAACATTTACATTCAATGTTCTTGGCAAACCAGCCACATCCGCATCTGAACTTCGTAAACAGTTTGTTAGCCTCGATAACAAAAAACAAAAAGAATTTATCACCGATCTTTTTGGCAAATATGATGCCGACATTCACAAGTTGATGAAGAAGAAGATTGGTGCCATGCAAAAAACAATCAAACAAATCAAAGAAGAAGTGACACGCAAAGAACTAGCACCTATGCTGGACTCTTTCGTGTCTTTTGCGTCTAAGAAACTTGGTATCAAATCTTTGCCTGGTGTTAGATATAAGAGTGATGAAGACGATTACAACTCTTTCGCAGCATACAATCCCTCAAAGAACGAATTATCCATTTCAACAAAGAATAGACATCCAATGGATGTGTTTCGTTCTATCGCACATGAATTGGTACATCACAAACAAAATGAAGACGGTAAACTTGGCAAAGACATTGCTAAGGAAGGATCTACTGGTTCAGATATAGAGAACGAAGCAAATGCTGAAGCAGGTAAGATCATGCGTTGGTTTGCAAAATCTAATCCAGATATGTTTGCTAAAGAACATATTGTGGAAGATCACATAGCAAATCATGCCGCGGGCGGTGAGATTAGAGGAATGGGATATGCAACGGGTCAAGTCTCTCCTACTGTAGTATCACATTATCTTTTACAGAACATAAAAGATACCGATAGCATGAAGAAGGCTAATAGAACTCACATTCTAGATACAGGTGAAGGTGATTGGAAAGATGATGAGACTGCTGATGAATATAAACAGAAAAATCTTCAAGAAGGCATAAACGATCCAGGCAAACTTAAGGCCATCTTTTTAGCTGGCGGTCCTGGTTCAGGTAAAGATTTTGTAATGAACTCCGTTCTTCGTGGCGAAGGCCTAAGAGAAGTCAATTCGGATGTTGCTTTTGAATATCTAATGCAGAAGAATGGTCTTGATCTTGAAATGCCAGATGAAGAAAGAGTCGAGCGTGATATCGTTCGCGGCCGCGCGAAGAACATTACCAAAGAACAAGAAAGACTTGCTCTTTCAGGTCGTCTAGGACTTATCATTAATGGTACCGCCGATGATTTAGAAAAGATTAAGACAGTCAAGAAAAATCTCGAGGCTGATGGTTACGAAACTATGATGGTATTCGTAAACACATCAAACGATGTATCGCGTGAGCGTAATGTTGAACGCGGCAAACTAGGTAAGCGTAAAGTTCCTGATGGCACAAACAAGCAAGGTGTACCAGACAACTCTTCCGATATCCGTCAAGAGAAGTGGGATCTAGCACAAAAGAATATTGGTGAACTACAGAAGATATTTGGTAATGAAAAGTTTGCAGTTGTAGATAATACGGTTGACATTCGTAAAGTATCTCCTGAAGAAAAAGAAAAGATTGAAACAAACTTCAACCGCGTTCGTCGCATGGCACAACAGTTTGTTCGTGCTGATAATCAAAATCCAGCAGCAAAGGCGTGGATTGAAAAAGAAGCACAGAAGCGCGG